GTGGATGTCAAAGTTGCCGACCCATCCAATAGGGGCTGACACCGTCATTGATTGTTTAATGAGACGGATAACAGAAGCTCCAGTTTGAACATCCGGCCATCCACGAAGGTTTTTAAGTTGATGATCATGAAAAGGATCGAGAGCAGATAGCATCCAGTCCTTACCACATTCAGAGATCTTACCTTCATTGACAAATCTCTGCATAATCTTTTCACCACGTGAAACTTTTGATCCCGTAGGTCCATTCATAATTTTTATTCCTCCAACCTACCAATGAACGGGCCAGTCATGAACTACGCCTTCCCATGTATCAGGGTTCTGAAAGCGAGAGTCAATCATTTCTCTCATAAGCCTATCAGCGCGTATTTGTTTTTTAACTTGAGATAATATTTCAAGTGGTGTAAGGGTTGGTTCAGGTATTGCCTCCAAACCCTTATTTTGTCGATCTTGTTGTAGTTCTTTAAATGACAGACTATTAATTTCATTAGCCATTATTTGTTGTAAAAGAATCTCTGATCGAGTTGGAATATGCGTTTTATCGCTTTTTTGTTCCATAATTTTTATTCCTCCTCCTACCACAGATCACTTACTCGAAGTCTCCTTCCACCTTCCATTGTTCGAGTACGGCGGGCAAAAAATAATCCCACCCAAGGTGATTACTGTACATGGCTTCAAAACCATTAAAGAGATGTTGAATCTGATTCTCCGTAATGTTTCTGAAACGTAAAATTGTTCGCTCCGTTGCTGAGAAATTTGTTTCTTTATTCTCCATATTCAAACATATCTGATTGAACGCTTTACGAAACGTGATATAGGCTTCTTTAGAAGGGAATGACATAACCATTAAGGTAAAAACTTTAGTCAAAAAAGCTTCGCGAGTATTTGTGTTAGGACCCTTAAATAAAATAGCAGTTGCCAACCGAGCAACATCATATTTAGGGAACCACAAATCGCGTTCTAATTGAATAAAGGTAAAACCAAGGAATTCCATTTTCTGCAAGGGAAAGTCATAACCTCCATGGAAGTATTTCAATTTCATACCAAATTTGCCAAAATGTGAGGCCATGTAACCCTCACTTAAAATATGGTCAAACTCAGCATCAAGTGAGGCGATGTTGTCATCACCAAACAAGAACACAAATTGTTGTGCAAGTAAATCAAAAGTAGGAAATTCTCCAAATTTTATATAGTAGCATTCTATCAAAGCAGCAGCGAAAATAACAATATGAGCAAATATATTATCGCGTGTAGTGTTGCCTGAGCCACTTGGATTTCCATATTTCTTAAGAAAAACATGACCAAAAGGTGTTTTGAAAAAGAAGTGAACGGTATTTTCTACCATCCATTTGAAGTTAGCTTCAAGGTTTTTAGGAACTTGAGTATTTTTTGAGACAAATTGATAAATTTCTTTCATTATCGCAAGAAATTTATCCCATCCACTAACATCATAAAATAAACGAACTGGTTTCGACAAAAGCTTTCTAGCAAGAATAGTAACGCCTCCTTTATAAGGATTAAATCCATATGCGCTCCATTTATATTCTTTAAGTCTTTCGGAAACTTTTCGTCCAAATCGTAATTGTTCATAAACCAAGTCGAGGTTTGGTATTGTAAATAGTCGTATCTTATTATTGATAAGATCTACCAAAGCTTTAAATTCAACCTTAGCATGAACAGACCAGAGTGAAATATGTTTTAAATACTCACCACTGGATTTATATTGTTGATAATCTGGATCATCTAGCAAATGCTGCTTATTACGAAATCCAAAATTATTACCGGGGTATCCACATGATTTAGATTTATCAATTATAAAGTAGATTTCCTCGTCGGTCATAATACAATCATCAAATAAACTGGAATATTCGACATCTAGAAATTTAAGTGCCAATCGAAAAAATTGGTCATCATAATTAAAATCGGGTCTAGCATCGAATGTCTTAATTGAGAAAATAATATTTTCAAATGTTGGTTGTGACATGTGGTAAACATCACCGGCCAAATCTTTGATTCGGTCCAATTCATTTCCATTAATATATTGTGTTAAAGGTTCATAATCTCTTTTGTGTGTAGGAAGACCACTTTTTATATTTGATCCTCCAGGTACTGTTCCACAAAAAATTAAATTTTTGAACTCAGGAAATGGGTTTACACTCATGCGTGGCTCTACATGACCACGCCAACGGGCTATTTTAGCCTCATTAAGTTTCAGTTTTATATCAGGCACAGATAACTTATCTAGCCTTAATATTTTAAAGGAATTACTCGATTATTAAATCCCTTTGTACTAGGTCCTTTGGTGCCAACATGCAATCCCAACAATTGTCCATGAGCATTAAATAGAGGACTACCACAATAGCAATTAGCAGTAGTGGCAGAATGTTCTAAAAATCCATCATGTAATTTCAAGTCAGTGATCGCCAACTGTGGATTTTTTGTTTCCAAGCTGGTTGATATGAACATACCAAAAGATGTTTGATTATCCACGGTCGCAATAACCCACGTATGAGTTTTGGTCAAAGATAATTTATTCGCAGGTAAGGTACAGAAAGCAAGATCATCTGTATTATGTTGTTCCCAACCTTCGATAGTTTTTAATCTAATTTCTTTACCCTCATGTTTCACATAAACATCATCAGTCAACTGATGTTCTGTGATGAACCAATATGATGGTCCCTGAGCGTATCGAGCCTTAATCAAAGATCCCCATATTTTATTAGGATTAGGGGCTTTTTCATTGTACATAACAACTCCATAATGCCATAGATTGTCCATGGAAATAGAGGCATACTTGGAAGCTGATTGTTTTTCAGTCTTCTTTTCAACCTTGATGTTACGAGCAAGAATCCTTTCTGGAGGTGTAGCTAGGGGTTGCGGTTTAGTGTAAGGGTGTTGTGGCTCTTCTTCATCCTGAACGTCACGAGAACCAATTTTCCACCCACACTTAGGACATTTGCCAAGATTATCTTGAAACAAAAATGGCCAACTCTTTTCAAATTTCCCTTTATGCATACAGCCCTTACCACATTTAACAAGGTTTTTATCCTTAAAATTAAATCTTGGAAGTTTGATTTCAGCTTCCTTTGGTTCAGGCTTTTTTGGAGATTCTTTATTTTCTTTTTTCTCCTTTTTATCCTCCTTATATTTAGGAGTAGTTTTTTATTTATCTTATTGCTTATTTACCTCTGTATTTTATCTGTTTAGTGTGGTTTTGCCAATGTCTTGTTGTTTGTTTTGTTTTTTTAG